GTCGTACTCTTCGCCCGTAACGCTGCGGACGATGATCGCGTGCGTGGCAGCCAGGCGTCCTGCTTGCGCCAGGGCAACTGCCTCCTCGACCGTCTCCGGGACCGGCTCGGGCGAGCGCCGTCTCCACCACTGCACTGCCTTCTGCCGGGCATAACCATCGTGCTCGAAGCAGACCCACTCGGACTGAAACTTGTTCCAGCCAAGTTTGTAATCGACGCGCATGGTGCGGGGCGCGTCGTCACCCGCACCGCGCTTTTTGTGGACGCTATAGAAGACGTCCTCCACCGCGCGCTTCGTCGTCGTCACCTGCCCGGACAGGATGCCGGCCTCGCTGGCGTTACCGTCGTGCTTGGAGCGCTCCGGCGTCGGGAACTCGTAGCCGCAGTCCGGGCAGCGCGCGTAGCCGGCGGCCACGACCGACAGGCATTCGGGGCATTCCTTGGCCGGGGCCTGGCCGTTGCCGTTGTCGCCGCATTTCTTGACGCGGATTTGATCGACCGGGCCGTGCCGCAGCACATTGCCGCCGAAGTCCAGCACCAGACAGTTCTGCTTGCTCGGGTGCAGGCGGAAACCCCGGCCAACCATCTGGTAATAAAGCCCGGCCGACAGCGTCGGCCGGATCAACGCCACGCAGTCGATGTTCGGAGCGTCGAAGCCGGTGGTCAGCACGTTGACGTTGCACAAGTACTTCAACCGGCCTGCACGGAACTGATCGAGCAGCGCATCACGCTGGTCGGTGGGCGTCTCGCCGGTGACGAAGCCACAGTCGATGCCGTGCTTTTCTTTCAGTACGCGGACGACATGTTCGCCGTGCTTGATGCCGCTGGCGAAGATCAAGACCGCCTTGCGGTCGCCGGTGTAGCCGACCGTCTCGCCGCACGCGGCCTCGACAAGCCGGTCATCGTCCATCAGGTCCTCGACCTCGTCGGCCACGAACTCTCCGGCCCGCACGTGCAGCCGGCTGAAGTCGGCCTTGTTGATGCCCGCCTTGGTGATGAGCGGACACAGGTAGCCCTGGACGATCAGCTCGCGGACGCCGATCTCGTAGCAAACGTGGTTGAGAAACCCGTCCGGGGTGCAGATCGATCCGGTCTTAAGCCGGAACGGCGTCGCCGTGAAGCCGATGATCCGCAGGTTGGGGTTGATCGTGCGGGCGTCGGCCAGGGACTGCCGGTACATGCCGTCGCCTTCGGGCGGAATCATGTGCGCCTCATCGATGACGACGAGATCGAAGGCGTCCAGCTCGCAAGCCCGCTTGTAGACCGACTGGATACCGGCAACGATCACCGGGTTGGCCGTGTCGCGGCGCTTGAGGCCCGCCGAGTAGATGCCGAAGCGGACCTCAGGGCAGACCTTGTTTAGCTTGTCGGCCGTCTGCTCCAGCAACTCCTTGACGTGGGCCAGGATCAAGACGCGGCCCTGCCACAGCCCGACTGCGTCCTTGCAGATCGACGCCATCACCGGCGTCTTGCCGCCGGCGGTGGGGATCACGACGCACGGGTTGTCGTCGCGCACGCGTAGGTGCGCGTAGACGGCAGCCTTGGCCTCTTCCTGGTAGGGACGCAGCGTTAGCATCACTCGTTCCGAATGCGGACAAGGGTTTTCCCGCCTTCCACTGGATCGCACTTCACGATGGCCAGGCGGACAACCTGGCTATCGTCCAGGTACGCGCCGCCGTGCTGGAGCGCATCGAGCAAGGCTTTTTGCACGTTGTCGATGTCGCGCCGACGGTTATCGGGCGGATGCACTTCGACCTCCACGGCGAGCGGCCCGTGGAGCGGCTCGACGCGCCGGGCCGCGAGGATCGCCATGACGCGCTGGCGGAAGCGGCGGCCCTCGCGGCTGATCAGCGTTCGCGGCCCCACCCGCCGCCAGTAATGGTTGATCGACGGCGGGTAGGGCAGCTCGACCTCGAACATCACGAGCGCCTCCAAGGGGGCGTGCTGTTGGCCTGCGGCTGCGCGTTGGCCGCCGGCGCGGGAGTTTCCTTCTTGTCAAAGCCCTTGATCTCGTTGGTGATCTCGCCGGTGTCCTGGCGCTTCTTGCACTTCACATGGATCACCAGCGGCAGGTTGTGCAGCTCGACCGAGTCGTTCGGGGCCAGCACGCCGACGGCCCGACAGATCGCGGACAGCTCCGCGCGCGCGATCTGCACCGCAGTCGCGTTCGGGTTGTCGAGGTTCAGCCGCGCCCACAGCAGGCGGTTCTTGAATGGTCCTTCCATGATCTGGAAGGTGAGCTGGAGAAAGTGCCCCGTGCCGGCCTTGTTGGGCTTCATCTCGCTTTCGGTGATGACGGCCAGATACTTGCCGGCCGGGATCGGGTCGAAGTCAGTGGACGGTTCGACCTGGTTGGCGTCGAACCCGCGCAGATCAGCCATTGGTCTGGGCTCCTTCTTTCTGGTTGAGGGAAAGGGCCGCCATGAACGCCGGCCACGACAGCGGCAGGTCGTCGGCGATCCCGTAACGGTTCTTGGCAATGCAGCTCGGCCCGCCGACGCAGCGCAAGATGCGCTCGCCGCCGTCCTTGCCGATGGCATGGGCGATGGTCCGCTTGCGGTTGAAACCGGCGTCCTCGGTCTGCGTGCGAATCTTCCGCGTGGCAAAGAGCACGGCGTCGCACCATTCGCTGACCAGGGCGCTGGCGTGTTTGTGCAGCCGGGGCGAGTAGCGGTCGTAGGGGGACCACTCGGGGTCCTCGAACTTCTCGACCTTGGCATGGGCGATGAGCAGCACCATCATGCCGCGCCCGGCCCGCAGGGCGTTGAGCTGATCGACGACCTCGCGCCAGAAAGTCAGGGCGTGCGTGTAGCCCTTGGCGAAGCCGCCGTCGGCCTTCTCGATGGACTTGACGCCCGACTCCTGGCAGACGCGGTCCCAGATCATGCGTTCCAGCCAGTCGAGGCTGTCGATTACGACGGTCTCGTAGTCGTGTTTTTCGATGCGGAGTTCCGCCAGCGCGCCGACGACGTCGTCGAAGCTCGTGGCCAGCGGGAACTTGTCGCAGGCGATCTCGTCCAGGCCGTCCTCGGTCTGGATGAAGACGGGCCGGGGTGCCCCGGCCGCGAACGTGGACTTGCCGATCCCCTCGGTGCCGTAGACAAGGAGCCTCGGCGGCTTCGGAGTCCGGCCCCGCTGGACGCGGGACATCAAAGTCATGCGTGGACCTCCTCGGGTTGGTGGGTGGTGACGGATTGAGGTTGGACCCGTTCGATGTGGAAGGCGTCCTCGCCGAACTCCCGGAACAGGAGCCCGGCGAAGACGTGCGCGATCATCTGGCCCACGCGGTTGCCGCCGTCGATGGCAATGACGTGCTTGTCCGCATCCACCTGGTAGTTGGCGTCCAGGCGGACCTGGACGCGGCCGGCCAGCCCTTCGACGGCGAACATGGCCAGATGCAAGGACATCTCGGCTTCCGCCAACGGGACGTGCGGCTCGAATACGAACAGAATGGAACCGCCCATGACCAGCCTCCCAGAGAGTCGGTCTCGGTGATCGCCTCGTCTGTTACGTATGCCGTTGCGAGCCGACGTGTCCGGCGCTCACTGCGGGTCGAACCCGGCCTGCTAAAAGAACGGCCTGGCGGCGGCGATAGTCTTCCGCACCTGACGGCGGGAGACGCCCAGGTCGCGGGCGACCGATGCGACCGTGCCGCCCAAGAGCCGGCGGCACAGGTCGCGCATCTCGTCGGGCATTTGCGCCAGGGCATGCTGGACCGCCTCGGCATCCTCGCGGCGCAGCGTTTCGTCGTGCTGTTCCGCCCCGGTGCGGCGTGCCAGATCGTCGGCGGACACTGCTGCCGCGAGCGGTTCGGGCGTTTCGCTCCTCGGCGCACGCACGCTGTCGAGAGACTGGGTGCGGAACCCGTTGCCGCGTTTGTGCCTCTGGCGGGCACGCAGCAGCATCGCCACGGCGGTGTTCACCACGCGGTCGATGAACGTGTCGAGCGACGCCTTCGCCGGATCGAACTGCTCGGCCGCTTTGACGAGGGCGAGCCAGAGTTCCTGTTGTAGGTCCTCCGGCTCGCCGGACTGGAAGTCCTGGCGTTGACTGAGTTGGCGGGCCTTGAACTTGATGAGGTTCTTGGCGTAGCCGGTGAGGACGAAATCTTTCCCCTGGACATGGTCCATGACAGCCTCCGAGACCGGAGGCTGCGACCACGGACATCGCCCCATGAGGAGCGAAAGCGCTGTGCTGCGGTGCGTCACCGCAAGACCACACGAGCGCGACTGGTGACTGCCGGGTTATGTGCCTCTCGGTCGAGAGGCGGGCGTCACAGCTCGTGTGGCGATGCCACAAAGGGTGTGGCATCCGGGGAAGTGGAGGTGAGGATCAGGTCAGCCAGTCAATGGGCTGCTCAGGGGCGTAGCGGAACGTGTAGCCGGAATTGATCGCGGCGATCAAATGGCGACCGAGGGCCGCGTGCTCGCCGCCGACCCGTTCGATGTCGCGCGAGACCGCCATCGAGACCGACTTGCGCACCTTGTCGGCGTCCGTCTTTTCCCGGCTGCGGCCACCCAGGCCGGTCGCACGGGCAATCTCGGAGGCGAGGCCATCCATTTGTGTCTGCAAGTTCTCGATGCGGCCGAGGTCATTGTTTCGCTTCGCTTGCTCAAGCTCTTCCGTGTATTCGCGGTAGAGATTCTGGTACTTCTCGCGGTCTTCCTCTTCGAGCAGCTTGCCTGACGAACCCGACGCAATGCGCGGGTCGATCCCGGCGCGGGCGGCGAGCAGCGAGACGGCGGGAATGTCACGATTGGGCTCATTGAGCAGGCGGGCGATATAGGCGAGACCCACGGAATCCTTCAGGTAGACCGTCTGGCCGTCGAAAGTGAGCCGCCAGAACTCGCCGTAGCGGCGGAACACGAAGGCGGCTGCTGCGTCCGCTTCCTCAGACTGGCAGATCAGAGCGGTCAAGACGGCTTCGTCGATGACCATCGCGCCGTCATTCAACGCTGTAACTCGGGAAAGCTGAACGACGGTCGGCGTGGCCTCACCCCAGAAGCCGGTCGGCGGAATTTCCGAAGGCACGAACACGAGTGGATGGAGCATGGTTTTGAGGGCAAACGCCGAGCGGAAGCCAGCGGCATCCTTGCGAACCAAGCCGCGCCCGAACAACACATCCCGTAGGCTGCCGTGCCAGGCAAGCCGGCCACAATGCCAGACGCGGTCCGACGCCATCGCCTTGCTTGGACCCGACAGGGACAGGGACGCGGAAATGCTCCGCGCCATCAGCGGAACATCGACGGCGAACTGTTGCAATTCGTCCGGTCGAACTTCCGCGCGCATCACCTCGGGGCAAGAAACGTAGTACCGCACCTGCCCCTCGGCCGTTTCACGCGCAACGACTTCCTCGATGTGATTGCGGTCGCAGGCGGGGCAACGAACGCGCTTGGCCGTGCCCGCGGCCTTCAAGAGGCCCGCCGCGAGCAAGCGCTCGCGCGAATCCTTGGGCCATCGACTCATGCCGCTTGCCGGCACCACGCCGGTGACAGACTCCACGATCGGCCAGAAGTAGGTCAGCGGATCAAGCATGATCGATCCCCCAGGCACGAAGACATTTTTCGCCGAGGACGCGCAGGTCGTCGTCGTCCTGGCTCTTTAGGTCGCACGACCGGGGCGTGACGTTGATGGTCAGCACCCGGCCGCGCCGTTCGCCGTCGCCCATCAGTTGCACGCGGATGCGCACCTCTTCCACGCCGACCTGCGATCGGCTCAGATCGCGGCTCGCCAGGACGGCGTCGAGGTTTTGCAAGGTCTGGGTCCAGGGCAGGCCGAGCCGCAGACGCAGACCCAACCCATCCAAATCATGGTCCTCTACCGTGGGCAAGACCAGCAGGCGCGACACCTGCACTTCCTCGATCCGGTCCGCCGGTTCCCAGGTGAACTTGAATCCGGGTTCGAGCAGATGGTCGAGGAGATACGCGGGCCGCTCCGGGTTGGCGTCTTCGACATCACTGAAACCCAGCATTCCCTGGCAGAAGAGACGCCGCAGTTCCTTCTGCGCCGGCTTGCCGCCGGCCGCGATCATCTCCAGCATGCCGGTCGCCGGCGTGTAGACGAACAGGTTCGTGAAGGCGGTCGGCACGTCGAGCGATTGCAGTTCGCCATCGTCATTGAAGACCATGAAGTTGTCGGGCCAGTCGGGCAGGTAGGCGAACAGGTATTCCGCCCCGTTGCGCCGCGTGTAGTGGTGGATTTCGCAGTGCTCGCCGCGCAGCTCCTTCTCCCGATAATGCTTGCTCAGCACCTCCTTCAGGGCCGCAATGTTCTCGTCGGTCACCGCGAAGTCGCTGCACTTGATGGCCGGCCAGCGCTGAAAGTACCGTGTGGTCGTCAGCGAGTCGGCGCGGGCGAACACCACCGCCTCCTCGAAGGCGTCTTGCGCATTCAGGTAGGTCCACAGAACCTTGTCCAGGCGGCGCTTCAGCGCCTCCCAGTGCTTGACCTTCTTGGGATACCGGTGCCTCAGTTCGTCGAGCAACACCTTCAGCCCGGCGTTGTCCGACAG